TGGATTGAAGCGAGTATCGCAAATGGGGTTAGCACTGATACTGGTGGTAGCCCTGAGGCTGTCACAAAGGCCACAGGATCGACGAACTTCACTTCACCTAAGTCTACCTATGAGACTCCTGAAGAACGTGCCAAGAAGCAAGTTTATATCGTTCGTCAATCTTCTATCTCAGCAGCTATTGATACGCTAAAAACTGACAAGAAGAATCCAACTAAAGAAGAGGTTGTTGCTACAGCATCTTTCTATGAATCATTTGTCTTTGGCATTGATGCACCACCACCGAAACTCGCGGATCTTCCTACATTTGATCCTGATGACGACGTGCCAATGTAATGATTAAGGTACATGATTATCAATGTATAGATTGTGATCACATCTTTGAGAAGTTTGTAAATAACACAGGCACGCCACAAGCGTGTCCTGTGTGTAACTCTCCAGAGACAATTAGAATTACATCTAGTACAGCATTTAAAGTAACAGGTCAAGGACAATATTCTTCTAAGATGAAAATTTAAATGATAGCACTCGTGGACGGCGACATTGTAGCATATAGGTGTGCTGCCAGTTGTGAGCGCACAGTAGATAAAATACGTATCTGTGAGGCTGAAGAAGAGATTGCAATTTTGCGTACAGAACAACTGATGCAAACAATTATTCATTCAACTCAAGCAGACAAGTATCGTTGTTTTCTTTCTCCACATAAAAACTTTCGCTATGCTGTATATCCAAAATATAAAGCGAATCGTGATGATACAATAGATCCTGTTCATCGAGAGGCATGTAAGCAGTATTTATATGAACAATGGAACGCTGAAGTTTTCGATGGATATGAAGCTGACGACGCACTTGCTTGGAGCCAAACACAAGCAGAATATGAAGGAGAAGGATTTAATCAACACGAAGGAACAGTTATCTGTTCTATTGATAAAGATTTAAAACAAGTTCCTGGAAAATATTATAACTTTGTCAATGAAACATGGACTGATACAAATGAAGTTCAAGGATTATCTACATTTTATCAACAGGTATTAATTGGAGATAGAACAGACAATCTATTTGGCATAGATGGCATTGGTCCAAAGAAAGCAGCCAAGTATCTAGAAGGTTGTTACGAAGAACAAGAAATGTTTGATACAGTCTACGACATGTATCAAGATAAACATCAACTCGCGGTTAACCTGATGTGCATGTGGTTATGTCGTGAACAAGGAGTAACATGGGCAAATCGAACGGACACCCAATTAATTATACCATCAACGTTGCAACAAGAGCTGGATCTGATGTTAGAATCTATGAAATCTTCTACGAAGATTACATAAACGGAGCTTACTACGACGAAGATAGTGATGTGTGGTGGCCTTGTCAATGGTCCTTCAATGGACGATATGCAGACAAGCCTTCTAGCTTGGATCTCATCAATGTCTGAGCGCCAACGTCGAAGTAAATTAGAATTACGATTTGAGGATATATTAATTGCCAATAAAGCCGAGTACGATTATGAAGTTACCGTTATCCCGTACATTGTGCCAGAAAGCAAGCACAAATACACAGTCGATTGGACGCTACTTAACGGAGTCCTTATCGAAACTAAAGGATACCTTTCGGACCATCAAGAAAGATCTAAGTATGTTCTTCTAAAGCAACAATATCCTGACATTGATCTGCGGTTTGTCTTTGACAATCCTAATAAGTTTTGTGGTGGTACTAAGTACAGCCACGCTAAGTGGGCAGACAAATATAACATTCCTTGGTGTGGCATAAAAGATACGGATATAATTAAACAATGGATACACGACTCTGCTGTAAATGTAACAAAGACAAACCTTTAACAGAGTTCAATAAAAACTCTAAAGGGAAATTTGGTTTACATTCTCGTTGTAAATCTTGTTCTTCTATTCAAGGAAAAGAGATTTATAAACGATTAGGTAAGAATAATTATCTAAATTCTACATATGGAATTTCAGAGCAAGATTTGATTCAAATGCACAAAGATCAAAATGGAAAATGTGTGATTTGTTATATTCCAATTAATATTTCTGAAAGAACTAAGCGAAGTGCTTGTGTAGACCATGATCATGTGACTGGTAAAGTTCGTGGATTACTTTGTACACATTGTAATAAAGGACTTGGAATGTTTAAAGATAATGTTGAAAACCTTCGTTTTGCAATTGAGTATTTACAGACACATTCTTAATGGATCTCAAACACTCATTAGAAACTGAGGATGGAATCTACGAAGTTTATCTTAGTGCATCACAGGATGACCTCGACTATTTGCAGAGATTGTCTTTGATGTTCTTAATTGATAGAGATATGTTTCCATTTCGATTATTGTCTGCGAAAGACACATGCAATTTTCACAATGCGCCGGAGATGTTACAATGATTACCTATAAATACTATGTCAAATAAAGATCCACTTAAAGTAAAAGAGTATAATAAAGCCTATTACCAACGAAACAAAGAACATATATTACAACAAGACAGAGAAGATTACAAACACAACCATAAAAATGTAAGGTCTAACTACTATTTACGTCAATATGGTATTACACTAGAAGAATATGATAACCTCTATACAATTCAACAAGGTGTGTGTTGTATTTGCAGTAAACCGGAAACTGTCAAATCTAGGCTATGTGTGGATCATAGTCATATAACAGGTAAAGTTCGTGGTTTGTTGTGTACACACTGTAATACAGCCTTAGGACACTTATTTGATAATGTAGCTCTTCTTGAGAAAGCGATTATATATTTAAATGAAAACCATAGCAGTAATTCCTGACATTCAAGCTAAACACGGACAAAACTTTTCTTTTCTTCGAGATGTTGGACAGTTTTTAGTAGAAAAACAACCAGATTATTGGATACAGTTAGGAGATTTTCTTGATTTTGAAAGCCTTAGTTCTTATGATAAAGGAACAAAGTCTTTTGAAGGTCGCCGGATTGTAAAAGATATTAATGCTGGATATGAAGCAATGGATTCTTTAATGGGTCCATTGATTGAATATAATCAGAATGCTAAAAATAATAAAAAGAAACAGTATCATCCTGAGTTACATTTAACACTAGGCAATCATTGTGATAGGTTACATCGTGCAATCAATGAAGATCCTAAATTAGATGGACTAATTAAGATTGAAGATTTACCTTTTGAAAAGTATGGATGGAATGTACATCCTTTTTTAGGGGTAATTCAAATTGAAGGTATTTGTTTCTCACATTTCTTTACGTCAGGTGTTATGGGTAGACCTGTAGGAAATGCTAAACAATTACTTGCAAAGAAACATATGAGTTGTATTCAAGGGCATGTTCAAAAGATGGATATTTGTACTGAATACAAAGCAGATGGATCTATGATTACCGGATTATTTGCTGGGTGTTGTTACATACATGATGAAACCTATTTAGGATTGCAGGGTAATAACCATTTTAGAGGAATTCATATGTTGTATGAAGTTAATAACGGTGAATTTCATACACATTCAGTTACATTAAAATATTTACAGGAAAGATATGCAAAGCCCGACACATTACGGTGATACTCGCTTGATGGACCTGCTAATTGATAAGCAGGTTCCATTTGCTGAAGGTAACATTATGAAATATGTATTCCGTTGGAGAGAGAAAGATGGTCTCAAAGATCTGTATAAATCTAGGGATTATCTTAATGCTATTATTGCCAGCGAAGAACTTAAACAAGTGGGAAATACTGGAAGCAACATGCAGAGTAGTTTATTCCCATCAAAACCGGAGATCAATTGAATGCAAGCCAACACCTATCAAGACTGGACCCTATCGACTGCGATCTATCCAAAAGCAGGTACGGGAGAAGATGCAGAACTCACCTACCTCGCACTTGGACTCAACGGGGAAGCTGGCGAAGTAGCAGACAAAGTTAAGAAACATCTGCGTGATGGTAAAACTTTGGATATTGGTGGTATTATCTATGAACTTGGTGATGTGTGTTGGTACGTAGCGCGCATGGCAGAAGCTCTTGGATATGAACTAGAAGATGTTCTTACCATTAACTATTCAAAGTTAGAGTCGCGCAAATCGCGTGATGTTCTTACAGGTTCAGGAGATACACGATGAAAGTTCGTTTATTGGATACAGGACATCTTCAACATAAGACTTACAGATATAAAGTTCAAGTTTGTAAGTTTTATTGTTGGTGGCACACTATATACAGTACAGATTATAAACAAAATGCTATTGATGTGTTTACAGAAACCTTACCAGTACAAATTTTAATGGAAAAAGTACTGTGAATGTCGAACTCAAATTTGTTACACCAAACGCACTTGAACAGATTGGTGAGTATGCTGGAATATGTTATAATTCTAGTCTTGAAAAAGGTGCTTGTGTTAAACGAGCTATCTCTTGTAAAGACAGGGGACACTTGGCAACTCTCCGCTTCGCTCACGCTACCTTCCATGTATCAGGAATCTCACGAACATGTTCTCACCAATTTGTACGCAGCAAACATTTAGAATTCCTACAACGATCACAGAGGTATTG